ACTGAAAACCAATTACTTGAAATGGGTGTGGACGAGTTCATCATTGATGATGCCTACGATAATGAAGAGGTTACATTTTATCAAGATGGTGAAGAATTTATCTTGGAGAATCCAAGATTCTATGATACAGTAACTAAAATGAAAGGAGTGTAACTGTGAAGTTATTAAATTTTATTGAAAATGTTTTTGATTTAATATGCTTTGTGATAGTTACATTTTTTGCATATATATTAATAGGTTTATTTACTTTATAGAAAGGAGTATAACTGTGACTATATCAAATAATAAATTAATAGAAGAAGAAACCATAGTTTTACATAAAATAATATTATGGTTACGAAACGAAATAAATAGAACTGAACTGTGGGATGAGAAATTTTGTGAAAACAAAGATGATTTCATTCAATATGGTAGACGAGATTGTGCTGATTTATTATTAGCATTAATATATAAATGGCAGAAAGGAAAAGACTAATGAAAAAATATCTTGTAACAACCTATGCTACTGCTGAATGGCAATGCATAGTGGAAGCTGACTCTGAAGAGGAAGCTGAAGAAAAAGTTTGGGCAGGGGACTATGATGAATTAAACAATGGTAACCCTACCAAAATTGAAGACGAGCAAATAGAATCTATGGTTGAACAACCAGATGATATAATAAATAAGATTAAAGAAGAAGATAATTTTGATTCTAATATCAGGAAAGGATGTTAATTATGTGTGATGTAATTGATTTAAAAACTAAACGAATGCTTTCTAATCATAGAAAGAAACAAAAAGAAAAAGTTAAAGATGCAAAGTTTGATATGGACATTGTTGCTGAAGACTTAGCAAAAGTAATTAACAAACACATCAAAAGAAAGACGCATGGATTTGACATTGCGTGTGCCTTGGCAGATGTATCAGTGCAATTTATACACGATACTGCACCTTCAGTTGCGTCTGCTCAACATATAATATTAACTGCATTGCAACAACCATTGCAAGAAGCAATAGAGTACGAGAAAGGAGAGTACGAAGATGAATGAAAAAGAATTTGTTAAATGGTTAGATAAAAATGCACCAGTTGACTATGAAGAAGTTCAACACTTTAGAGATGAAGCAGGTGCATCAATATGGATTAGATTTGATTTGGACTTGGAGGAAGATGATGAGTAAACCTATAATAAAATCTGAAGACTATGTAGCTTTGTACTGTGAGTTAGCCACACTTATGTTTGATAAACATATAGGTGATATGTATAGTGATTCACCTTATGAAATAGATGAAGACAATGGTAACTGGATAACTAAAGAAAAGTACGAAGACATATGGTGTGAAACTGTAGATAAAGTATGTGAGATACTTGATTTTCATTTAGAAAGAAAGGAGTAACTAATGCCAGTATTAGTACAATATAAAATCACTGATGGTTTCAATGAGTACAATGACTATCTCATACATCAAGATGACATTGATGTGACTGATGAAGAGAACCTAATCATAGATTTGGTTGGGGGAGATAGAGATGAAGGAGATTACAGAACAATAGAAGTTGTGTATGCCAAAAGCATAGGTATAAAACACGCAGAGTTTTTGCAGGAATGTTTTATAGCTTTCCCTTTTGGTGGTAATGAATGGCTACGACAGTTAGCAATAAAACAAAGGAGTGAGTGATGCTTAAATGGGATGGGTTTGACAATGCAATCATAGGCACTGCTGAGAGATGTAATATGGAAACAGTTATTGCCTATGATTTAACCAAGATGGTTAAGATTTTAGTAGCTCGTGACGATATGAGTGTAGAAGAAGCACACGAATATATACAATTTAATATCATTGGAGCATATATAGGTGAGTATACACCTATTATTGTAAATAAAATGACAGTAAAAGAAGTCAAAGAATTGACACAAGAATAAATTGTGGTATTTATGCAACACATATGTGTCAGTAATTTGACAAATGCATTTTAAATTTGACACGAGTTATTAAAAAATTGTATAATCTTTTACATAAACAGAAAGGAGATAATGTGAATGAGAAAAAGTGAAATGTATGAAAAAGAAATACAAGAATTAAATAAACAACTTTATAATTCTTACAAAAGAATTAAAGAACTTAATGACAAAAACAAGAAAGGAAAAAAATAATGTCACAAAGATTAAACTATTATGATAATAAATACTTTAGTGAAAAAGAATTACAATGTCCCACATCTAAAGATATTATATTAGCTGAAGGTTTCTTAAATTGTTTAATAAATTTAAGAGAGAATATGGGTGAACCATTACAGATAACTTCTTGTTGTCGTTCACAAGAACACAACGACTGGTTAAAAAGTCGTGGCTATCCTGCAAGTCCTAACTCATTTCATAAAATTGGTAATGATAAATGGAACACAGATACTTGTGCAGTTGATATTGCTATACCTAATTCAGTCTTTAGAAAAGACTTAGTTAAAAGAGCAATAGATTTAGGTTGGACTGTAGGAGTGGCAAGAACATTCATACACGTTGACAGAAGGATAGATTATACACCTTTACCACAAGTTCTATATGTGTACTAGAATGTTATGGTTTACATTACAAATCCTATTTGGATTTTTGATGGGTGTATTTATATTTGTAACTTTATATTTTATAGGAGATTATTTTAATGGGAGTTGAAACAGTAATCATTGGGTTTATAATTAACTTGTATACCCTTGATAACATTGATTTTTTTCATCAACGTGCAAACAACAATAAGAATATGACTTGTGTGTGGGAGTACGTTGGTAAGAAAAAACCTGACCCACAGAACCCTAGTCTTACACTACTAGGTAATGTGTACTATAAACAGAAGTGTGTAAGAAAGGAACTGGACAAATGATAAAAGAAATGTTTGCATTATATTTAACTTTTGCTTCACCAGTTGGTGAGGTAGAACTATTCGTTAGAGAATTACCTAACTGTGATAATGCCAGTATGATAGCTGAACAAGAGTACGCAAAAAGAGATATTGACAGAAGTAAATTAAGTCAATCAGGATATATGTGTATTGGTTGGGAGTTTCATATGATAAGACAACAACTTATCAAAGGTGTACCAGTTGACCCTAAGTACATACCAGTTCAGGAAAGAAAATGTGTAGTACCAATGGAGATAAGATAATGAAAGATAAATTAATAGCACTTTTTATATTAACATTAATGATAACATTATATTTAACAGGATAGAATTATGTTTACATATTTTTTAATAACAGTATGGTTTGAGTACGACAATAAGATACATCAAAAAGTTTTACCTAAGTTATATGACAACTGTGAGAAAACTGTAATGAAAATTTATGAAGAAACAAAACCACCTTATAAAATAAAGGCAGTTAAATGTGATACACCAAAAGAATTTGGTGATAAAAGAAAGGACAAAAGATATGGACACGCATATAAAAAAATACGATAACGTAAATAATCCCAAGCATTATAATAAACATGGGATTGAATGTATAGATGCGATACAAGCCTCAATGAGTGACAAGGAGTTCCTGGGTTACTTGAAAGCTAATGTATTAAAGTATATGTGGAGATACGATTACAAGGGAAAACCTTTGGAAGATTTACAAAAAGCACAATGGTATCTTGACAAACTTGTGAATATAATTCATAATTCAGAATTAAATAGAAAGCAATTAATTATGAATGGTTTTAAGGAAGGTGATAATGACAATATATAAAACACACGAAGAGATACCTACTTCAGTTGCTGACTTTGTTTTAACTGCAAGTGGAGAAACAAATATCAAACAAGTTCCATTGAAAGACATAAATGGTTTTGTTGAAATGATGGAAGGAGTTGATAGTGGAACTAAAAAAACTAACACTACAAGAACGTGAAGAAGTAGTTATGGCAATCCATAAAGTAATTATGGAACTTGTAACTAAGTATGACTCACCTGAAACTTTGTACCTGATGGCTAGAGCATTAACAATTACAGCTATAACCAAAGCTGAAAAAGATTACTATGGTTTTCTTACAATGCAGAATGCATTAAATGATACTGCTCAAGAACTAATAGCATTAGGTATGGGTGAAGAACCAACTGAAGGTGATGAAATCTTTGAGTTTATGTACGATAAAAATGATAATAACAAACTACACTAGGGGGTTAGATGTTAAAGATGGAAAGTAAATTTATTGGGCACGAGCAGTGTCCTAAATGTGGGAGTAAAGATAATCTTGCACGATACACTGATGGTGCACATTGCTTTACACCTGACTGTGGATACTTTGAGAAAGGAGAAGGAGTGGAAGTAACACCTATTACAAATAATGTAAACAGTTATTCTGATTTATATGTTGGTGATAAAACTGAGTTGAAGGATAGAAATATCTCTCAGGAAACTGCAAGTAAATATGGAGTAACGACATTATCTAATAATGGTATGGTAACAAAACATATCTATCCATTTTATAATACACAAGGTAAACACGTTGCCAATAAGATTAGAGCATTACCTAAAGTGTTTACAACACAAGGTAACTTTGCTGAGTCTGAATTGTTTGGACAACATCTGTTTACAAGTGGACAGAAGTACATTACAATTACTGAAGGCGAGTGTGATGCTATGGCAGTCTTTCAAATGACTGGTAGTCGTTATGCTACTGTGTCCATTAAGAATGGTGTAGCTTCAGCAGTCAGAGATTGTAAACAAAATTTTGAATACTTAAATAGTTTTGACAATATTGTTATTTGTTTTGATAGCGATAGTATTGGTAGAGAAACTGCTAATAAAGTATCAGAAATATTTCCACCTAATAAATGTAAGATAGTTAATCTTGAATTGAAAGATGCTAATGAATATTTAAAGGCAGGTAAACGTGAGCAGTTTACTCGCACATGGTGGGATGCTAAACCTTATACACCTGCAGGTATTGTAACGTATGATGATGTCGTTGATGACCTATGGGTTGAGGAAGAAGTGGACTCTGTTCCTTATCCTTTCCAAGGTTTAAATAAAAAGTTATATGGTATGCGTGTTGGTGAATTGGTTACACTCACATCAGGTACTGGTATGGGTAAGTCAAGTTTACTTCGTGAGCTCGTATATCATATATGGAAAACTACTGAAGATAAGATTGGTCTTTTGTTTTTAGAAGAAGAAAAGAAAAGAACATTCAGAGGTTTAGTAGGTATACATGCAAACAAAGAACTTCATAAACCTGAAGAGTGGAAGAAGCAAGACAAGTCTGATTTAAAGAAGTGGTCTGAAGAACTCAAAGGTAATAGAAGATTAGTTTTGTTTGACCACTTTGGTTCTATGGATGATGATGATGTTATCAATCGTATTCGTTATATGGCTAAAGGTTGTGATTGTAAGTGGGTATTCGTTGACCATCTAAGTTTAATTATATCAGGCAGAGATGATGGTAATGAAAGAAAAGCTATTGATATTCTTATGACTAAACTTCGTAGCTTATGTCACGAAGCTAAGATAGGTATGTTGTTGGCTTGTCACTTACGAAGACTTGACAATGATAAAGGACACGAAGAAGGAAAGCAAGTTTCATTATCACACTTGCGTGGTTCACATTCAATCGCACAGTTATCTGACGCAGTGATTGGTATGGAAAGAAACCAACAAGATGATGATGAGATTGCAAAGAATACTTCAACTATTCGTGTACTTAAAAATAGATACGCAGGAACTACTGGAGTAGGTTCTTACTTACTTTATTCTACTGAGAATGGTAGGATGACTGAAATAGAAAACCCTTTTAAGGAGAACGCAGATGAGTTTGAAACCCAAGAGTAAAGACAGAAAGAAGTTTGATATTGATTTAGCTTATGGAAAAGTTAGAGAAGATATGATTCAAGATATGCTTCAAGATAAAAAGATTGAAGTTAAATCTGAACGTGATGTTTGGAAAAGAACTGGTAACATAGCTATTGAATATGAATGTTATGGTAAACCTTCAGGTATCAATGCAACTGAAGCTGACTATTGGTTTCATAATCTATGTGTAGGTGAAGATGTATATGCCACGTTAGTATTCAAAACTGAGAATCTAAAAAAGATAATAGATTCTTTGGAAAGAAAAGTATCTGTAAATGGTGGTGACCATAACGCATCACGAATGTATTTAATTAGTTTGCAAAAACTATTTGACTTAAAAACGATTAAGGAGTATATTAGTTTATAATGAATTTAGTAGTTGACATAGAAACAGATTCACTAGATGCAACAAAGATACATTGTATTGTCGCCAGAAATATGGAGACAAATGAAAACTATGCTTTTGTTGGTAGCGATTGTTATAATAAGTTTCCTGCATTTATAAATAAACATGCAGATAAAATTATTATGCACAATGGTATTTCTTTTGACGCACCAGTTCTAAATAGATTGACTGGTACAAAGATTACTATTGGACAGATTGAAGATACTTTAATTATGTCTCAGCTATACAATCCTGAACGTGAGAATGGACACTCATTAGATTCCTGGGGTAAACGATTTGGATTTAATAAACTTGAGTTCAATAACTTTACTGAGTTTAGTCAAGAGATGCTTACCTATTGTAGACGTGATGTTGAACTTACACATAAAGTTTATAATCATTTGAAACTTGAAGGTAAAAGATTCTCAGATTATTCTTTGAGACTTGAGCATGATATACGTTCCATTGTTTCTAAACAAGAAGACAATGGTTTTTATTTAGACCAACAAAAAGCTAGTAGTCTACATGCAATGCTTGAAGATAAAGCTGAACAGTTAGAAAAAGAAGTACACAAGACTTTTCCACCATTAAAGATTGAGGAAGAGTTCATACCTAAAGTAAATAATAAAACACGTGGGTATGTAAAGGGTGTACCTTTTACTAAAGTTAGTTTTCAAGAATTTAATCTTGCATCTCGTAAACAAATAGCTGAACGACTTATGAAGTTAGGTTGGAAACCAAACAAGTTTACTGATAAGGGTTCACCTATTGTAGATGAAAGTGTTTTATCAAAGATAGATAATATAGCTGAAGCTAAATTAATAGCTGAATACTTATTATTAAAAAAGAGAACGTCTCAAATCTCTTCTTGGCTTGATGTAGTTAATCAAACCACTGGAAGAGTGCATGGTCGTGTCCTTACTTTGCGTTGTGTATCAGGTAGAATGAGTCATCATTCGCCAAATATGGCTCAGATACCTGCTACATATTCACCTTATGGTAAAGAATGTAGAGAAGTATGGACAACTGATAAGCCTGATACTCACGTTATCTTTGGCACTGATGCTTCAGGACTAGAGTTAAGAATGTTAGCACATTATATTAACACACCTGAGTATACACACGAGATATTGAATGGTGATATTCACACAAAGAATATGAACATGGCAGGATTATCAGATAGAGACCAAGCTAAAACTTTTATATATGCTTTTCTGTTTGGAGCAGGTGCAAAAAAGATTGCACAGATAGTTGGTTCAAAAGATATGGCGATTGGTAAAAAACTTATTGATAAATTTTTATCTGAGTTACCACGTCTTAAATCTTTTAGAAGTCAAGTAGAAGAAGCTGCTCAGTCAGGTAAAGTAAAAGGTTTAGATGGTAGACTATTTAACGTGAGGTCTGCACATAAAGCAGTTAACACAATCATACAAGGTGCAGGTGCTATCGCTTGTAAAGTATGGTTACGTAACATGATTAAACATGTACGCACAAAAGGTTTGGATGTTAAACTTGTAGCTTCAATACATGATGAGTATCAGTTTGAAGTAAACAAGAATGACATACAAAGTATGGGAGAGATTGTGAAGTTGGCAATCAAAGAAACAACTGAACAACTCAACCTTAATTGTCCACTAGATGCAGAGTATAAGACTGGTCTGAGTTGGGCAGAAACCCACTAGTTTTAAATTTATTTTTAATTAGTGTTGACTTGTGTATTGTTATACTTTATAATTATACACTGAGATATTCGTAGTTTATACGAAAATATAATAACCTTAATGAAGGAGTAAACATATGCCAATATTAAATGGTAAAGCTTACTGGGCATCAGTTGTATCACCAAACACTACGTTTGATGCAGATGGTGTATATTCTGTAGACCTAGCAGTTGATGCTGAAAACAAAAAGAAAGCTGAAGCTGATGGTCTATCTATTAAAAACAAAGGTGACGACAGAGGAGACTTTGTTACCATCAAAAGAAAAGCTAAAAGAAAAGATGGTAGTGCAAACAAAGCACCTGATGTAATGGATGGTATGAAAAGACCTCTTGAAAATACTTTGATTGGTAATGGTTCAGACGTAAATGTTTTATATAAAACTTATGAATGGACTCACAAACCAACTGGTAGAAGTGGTAAGAGTGCTGACTTACAAGCTATTCAGGTTGTAAACCTAGTTGCCTATGAAGGTGGTAATACTACTGCAAGTGAGTTTGAAGAAATTCCTGATGCACCTAGCAGTGCTTCAACTTCAACTTCAGAATTTGCAGAAGTACCTGCTTAACCTTAACTTTAAAAAGGAGATGGGGGTGTAGTTAATAGCTCACCCCTATTTTTTTCTATGAAAAATATTGATACTTTAGTTGAAGACATGTACCAAACTATTACTGATGGTACACAACCCAGTGAAAAAGATATGGAGTTGTTTGCTGAAAGAGTAAAAGAAGGTGTACTACAATTATTCAACACACGTTCTGAGAATAATAATTTAAGAATGTCTCAGATTGGTAAACCTGATAGACAGGTGTGGTATCAGTCACGAGATATAACAAAAGAAAAGTTACCTGCATGGGCGAAGATAAAATTTACTTATGGTCATATACTTGAAGAGTTACTTTTATTACTAGCAAAAACTGCAGGACATGAAGTTAAGAATGAACAGAAAGAATTAGAGATTGAAGGAGTATTAGGACATCAGGATTGTGAGATTGATGGTGTTGTTACTGATTGTAAATCAGCTAGTGCTTATTCATTTAAAAAGTTTTCTAATCGTTCACTCTTAAAAGATGACCCCTTTGGTTACATTGCACAGTTGTCAGCTTATGCTGATGCACAAAATAAAAAGGGTGGTGCTTTTCTTGCTATTGATAAACAGAGTGGACGTATATGTTTAATGTCTGTCCACGATATGGAGATGATAAATGCGAAAGATAGGGTCTTACATCTTAAAAATGTTGTCGCAAGTGATACAGTTCCTGGCAAGTGTTATGACGATATTGCAGATGGTGCTAGTGGTAATCGTAAACTTGACGTTGGCTGTTCCTACTGTCCTTATAAAGTTGATTGTTGGAAGGATGCTAATGATGGGAAAGGACTTAGAAAATTTATCTATGCGAATGGACCAAGATACTTAACCAAGGTTGTAAAAGAACCTGATGTAAAAGAGGTAGAACTAAATGACATTGGTTAGTGTATTTGAATTACTAGCTGCAATTTCTGCAGTGATTACTGTATGGGTGTATGGTAATAAAGATAACTATGCACCCTTATATGGTATGGTTTCAAATATAATATGGATTACATGGTCAGTATTATCTGACAGTTATTATATGTTACTTATGTGTGTGGTATTTACATGCTTACATATACGAAACTTTTTTCATATGAGGAATATTAAATGAAGTTTAGAAGTGGTTCAGAAGAAAAGGTTTATAAATTTTTTAAAGATAAAAAAGTAAAAGTTAAATATGAACCTAATAAATATAATTATGAATGGTTTGAAAATAAAACTTATTGCCCTGACTTTTTGTTACCTAATGGTTCTTATATAGAAGTTAAAGGTAGATTAACTATTGAGATGAGAAAGAAACATTTGTTTTTTAGAAAATCTAATCCTAATATTATAATTAGATTTGCTTTTGATAATCCAAATAAAAAACTAAACAAAGGTGGTACTATGACTTATGCGAAGTGGTGTGATAAACATAACTTTGAATATTGTAAAATAAGTGATGGCATTCCTAAACAATGGTATAATGAAACAACATGAAAATTTTTTTAACACAGTTGAACAAAATTTTATCAGCTCAACCAGTGCTGAGAGGACATTATTCCTTGCAGTTATTTTACAAGCACTACTTGATGCCACTCAAAAAGATACTCAAGACTTGGAAAGTCATAAGTATAAACGTGAGTCTATACTTTGGTTTACTACCATTAATGGTAAACGAAAAGAAGACTTTGAATACATATGCGAACTCGCAGATATTGAACCAAATTATATGAGAAGAGTCGCTATGGAAATATTAACATCTAAAAGAACTAACTTTGTGAGAAATCATATAAATGCTTTGTTGACTCATAAAGATAGTTATGATAGAATTAAACATAAAAATAGAAAGGGGAAATAAACTATGTTACCAACTGAATATCAAAACTATATTGCCATCTCTCGTTATGCGAGATGGATTGAAAAAGAAAACAGAAGAGAAACATGGAGTGAAACTGTTGAACGATATGTTAGTTATATGCAAGGACGTTATGAGAAACTAACAAATAAAAAATTAGATAAGAAAGAAAGAGATAGATGGGTTGATGCTATCACTACATTAAAAGTTATGCCTTCAATGAGAGCCTTGATGACTGCAGGTCCTGCCTTGGATAAAGATAATGTAGCAGGATTTAACTGTTCATATGTTGCTATTGATAATGTAAGAACCTTTGACGAGATTATGTACATACTTATGTGTGGTACTGGTGTAGGGTTTAGTGTTGAAAGACAGTACGTTGATAAACTTCCTGAGATTGCAGAGAAGTTTCATACAACTGAAACAGTTATTAAAGTTAGAGACAGTAAGATAGGTTGGGCAAAGTCTTATCGTGAACTTATCGCTATGCTTTATGCAGGACAAATACCACAGTTTGATATGTCTCTTGTCAGACCTGCAGGTGCTAAACTAAAAACATTTGGTGGACGTGCTAGTGGTCCTGACCCACTTAGAGATTTATTTAAATTTAGTATTGAGACATTTCAAAAAGCTAGTGGTAGAAAACTCACAAGCATTGAGTGTCATGATATTGTATGTAAGATTGCAGACGTAGTTGTTTGTGGTGGTGTAAGACGTTCAGCTTTAATTAGTTTGTCTAATCTTTCAGACATTAGAATGAGAGATGCTAAGACTGGTCAATGGTGGGATAATAATCCACAAAGAAGTTATGCTAATAACTCTGTAGCTTATACTGAGAAGCCTGACATAGGTACATTTATGAAAGAGTGGGTATCTCTTTATGATTCTAAATCAGGTGAACGTGGTATTTTTAATAGAGTTGCATCACAAAAGATGGCAACACGTTCAGGTAGAAGAGATGGTGACTTTGACTTTGGAACTAATCCATGTTCAGAAATAGTTTTAAGAAATAAACAATTCTGTAATTTATCTGAAGTAGTTGTAAGACCTGATGATACTGAAGAAAGTTTAAAAGAAAAAGTAGAAATAGCTACAATATTTGGTACACTTCAGTCAACTCTATCAGACTTTAGATATTTAACTAAACAATGGAAAGATAATACTGAAGAGGAAAGACTACTAGGTGTTTCATTAACTGGCATTATGGACCATGAAGTTTTATCAGGTAATATATTTAATCAAACTGTTCTAAGAGATATGTTAATTAATCTTAAAGAACACTCAATTAAAACAAATAAGAAGTGGGCAGAGATGCTAGGAGTTAATCAAGCTACTGCTATTACTTGTGTTAAACCTTCAGGAACTGTATCACAATTAGTTGACTCAGCTTCAGGTATTCACCCACGTTACTCACCTTATTATCTTAGAACTGTAAGAGCAGATAAGAAAGACCCATTGTGTGACATGATGTTAGACAAAGGTTTCTATGGTGAAGATGATGTAATGAAACCTAATGATACAAAGGTTATTTACTTTCCTATGAAGTCTCCAAAGAGTTCAATAATGAGAGATGCTAAGTCTGCTATTGAGCAACTAGAGATATGGAAGATGTATCAGCTACACTGGTGTGAACACAAACCTTCAATTACAGTTTATGTAAAAGAAGAAGAGTGGTTACAAGTTGGTGCATGGGTATACGAAAACTTTGATGTGATGAGTGGTGTTTCATTCTTACCTCACTCTGACCATTCATATAAACAAGCACCTTATCAGGAAGTTGATAAGAAAACTTATGAAGAGTGGTTAGCTAAGACTCCAAGAAATATTAATTGGATGGACTTAACTAACTATGAGAAAGAAGATACAACTACTTCATCAAAAGAACTTGCATGTACTGCAGGAGCATGTGAAGTAGTTTAATTTTTTATTGACTTTATGATTAAAAAAATATATAATTATTTATTTAATAATAAAAATAATATGTGGGAACACTATTGTAAGGTTGAAAAAGATATTATAGGTACAGAAAAAGGTAAACCTTGTAACTGGTGTGATGAAAAGGAATAAATATGTTATTAAATGCTAGAACAAATTATGAGTCAGAGACTATACATCCACTACCCTATAATGAAACTAGTTTTGTTTTTATAGGGTATGATAGTCGTGAAGATATTGCTTATAGAGTTTGTGAACATTCTTTAATAAGAAAAAGTTCACGACCTCTTACAGTAATTGATTTAAACCATACCACTTTAAGAAAAGGTGGTTACTTTGATAGAGAATGGAGAGAAGATGAGCATGGTCAGAAATATGATGTGATAGATGACAAACCTTTTTCTACAGAGTTTAGTCATACACGTTTTCTTGCACCTGAGATTGCTAAACGTAATGGTGTTAAAGGTTGGATTATGTTTTGTGATTGTGATTTTTTATTCTTGGATGATATAGATAAATTATTTAGATGGGTTGAAGTTAACTGTGCTGATAAAGCAGTAGCTTGTGTTAAGTTTGACTGGCAACCTACTGAAGATACTAAGATGGACAATCAAAAACAATTAGGTTATGATAAAAAACTTTGGTCTTCACTTATGTTATTAAATATGTCACATAAAGATGTACGTAATCTTACATGTGAAGATGTAAATACTATGAGAGGTTTACATCTACATCAATTCAAATGGACTTCAGACAGTGAGATTGCAGGTATACCTTGCACCTGGAATCACATTCCTGATATATCTAATATAGGAGAGAAACCTAGTGCTATACATTTTTCTTTAGGTGGACCTTGGTTTGGTGGTTCATATAAAGATGTTAGGTTTGCTCAAGACTGGGAAGATGAGAAACTATTATATAGAAATACAGTAGATGAAACTAGACCAACACAATGGATAAAATTTTAATATGAAAGACACAATAAATATCGTTACGTCCTTTAATCCTAAAGGGTGGGAAACTTATGCAAAGAAAATGATTGACTCAGTTGTCAAATATATGGCTGATGATTTACATTTAACTGCTTACTATCATGACTTTACTGACGAGCAGGTAAAAGAGTTTCCTAAAACAGACAAGATAACATTTAAAAATCTTAATAAGGTAGATGAAATGATTACTTATCGTGAAGAAATGAAACTTCATGATGGTACTGAAGGTGGTAAGATGCCTTATAACTGGAGATTAGATGCCATTAAATGGTGTCACAAAGTGTATGCTCTGACTGACTTCTCCTTCAAGTTGGTAGAAAAGAGTGTACAAGTAGGGTGGGTAGTTTGGTTAGATGCTGACATTATCCTTAGAAAGCCTGTTAATAAACAAGACTTGTTTAGAATCATTCCCCTAGGTTCTGAACTCGTCC